CTGGCCGGCCGGGACCGAGAAGACCCAGCGCGCCCGGTTGTCCGGCATGGCGGAGAAAGAAGCGATCGAACGCAGGTCGAGCGGCTGCGAATAACCGTTGACCTGAAGCCAGCCGCGCAGCCGCGTGAACATCGTGCGGCGGTCGACCGGATAGTCCGGATTCACGTTTGCGGAAAGAATCGCTTCGTACTTGCTTGCGATTTCGCCCCAGGCGGCGCGGAAGACGCTCATGCCTCCGAGGTTGTTCGCCGCGAAGGCGAGCAGCTCGCCGTCCCGGATTTCCGTGCCGGAATTCGACAGGCGGATACGGCAGCGCGCACCGGGCGGCAGCTGCAGCAGATGGCCGTTCGTCCTCCGGACCTTCCCGTCCGGGCCGAAGCTGCAGATCTGGATTCCGAGGTCGCGGCCGTGCGAAGCCGTGTTTTCGGGCAGCACGGCGAGAACGATGTCGCGGCCGTCTTCCGCCGTCAGGCTGCTGCCGGTGAACACGGCCCTGCCGTCAGCGAAAACGGTCAGGCGGAAGCGGTTGGCGGAGTTTTCCCGCCGAGATGCCATGCGGCTGTCCCGGGGCTGCAAGACCGTGGAAAGCCTGCAGCCGGTGCTGGACCGACTGTGCGAATACGGGTACCTCGCCGTCAAGCCGGTGCCGCCCTCCTATGGGTCGGGAAGAAAGTCCTCGGATACTTATCTGGTCAATCCGGCGGTGTGGGAGTGCGCCGATGGGGAGGGGCGGTCATAATCTCCGGGGGATTTCCGTTCGGGCAACGGCCCGGGGTCTTACGCACAAAAACAGCAAATTCAAAAGGGTTATTACCCCACAAATCAAATCCGGGAGGTTTCTCATATGACCAAGCAGGAAATCGAGACACTGAATCTCATGCGCAGTCATGGCAAGAGTGCCGCAGACATTGCGATCGCCCTTGGGCTTTCCGTCAATACCGTCCGCTCCTACATCCGCCGCCACCCGCCGAAGGATGCGGTACAGGTTGGGTGCCGCCGATGCGGAAAGCCGGTCATGCAAGTAAAGGGCAGAAAAGCGAAATACTTCTGCTCCGACAGGTGCCGGAACGCTTGGTGGAATGCCCACCCGGAAAAGGTGCAGCGGAAAGCATACTACCGTCTGACCTGCCAATTCTGCGGAAAGGAGTTTGTCAGCTATGGAAACAAAAACCGCAAATACTGTTCCCGCCTCTGCTATGCTGACGCAAGAAGATCTCGTTCTGTACCGGATCCTCTGCGCAGCGATGGATAACCTCTGCCGTACGGGAGATGTAGACACGCTAACCCGTGACCGTGCCAACGCCGTTCTCGCCATGAAAACCGGTCTGAAACAAACCAGTATATTTCTCTGAAGTTTGTCGGGATATGGACTTGCTATATCCTCCGAACCGAGCAATATATGTAGCTGACGATACTTGATACAAGAGCGAAGGAGGATACCATGTCAAGAACCGTAGAGAAAATTCAATTTGCACCGCAGATGCCCAAAGCCCTCCGGGTGGCGGCATATGCCAGAGTGTCCAGCGGAAAAGATGCCATGCTGCACTCTCTGGCAGCGCAGGTAGATTATTACAGCACCTACATCCGCCACCACCCCGGCTGGGAATATGTTGGGGTCTACGCCGACGAAGCCAAAACCGGCACCAAGGACAGCCGTGAGAACTTTCAGCGGATGCTTGCCGACTGCCGCGCAGGGAGAATTAACCACATCATCACCAAATCTATCTCCCGCTTTTCCCGAAATACCGTGACACTTCTGGAAACGGTGCGGGAACTGAAAGAACTGGGCATCAGCGTTTATTTTGAAGAGCAATCCATCGATACCGCCACCGCCGATGGCGAACTGATGCTTTCCGTTCTGGCAAGCTATGCCCAAGAGGAAAGCCTTTCCGCCAGCGAGAATCAGAAATGGCGGGTCAAACGAAACTTCGAGGCGGGAATCCCCTGGCGCTTCTTCTTATTGGGCTACCGCCGGGAGGGGGATAAGCTGGTCGTTGTCCCGGAAGAAGCCGAGATCGTCAGAAGCATTTTTGCCGATTACCTCACCGGGAAGGGCGTCACCGCCATCACCAGGCGGCTGAACGAAAGCGGCTATGTTACACAAAACGGCTGCATATTCCACAAGAGTGCTGTGGAGCGCATTCTTCGCAACTATACTTACACCGGGAATCTTCTCCTCCAGACAAAATTCCGGGAAAACCACCTGACGAAAGTTACCCGAAAAAACTGCGGGGAACTGCCCCGCTACCATGCAGCGGACACCCATGAAGCTATCATTTCGCCGGAAACCTTTAAAGCCGTTCAAGCGGAAATCCAACGGAGAAAAGAAAAGTATGCCCCCGGCAAGCCACAGAAAGTATCCCCCTTTTCGGGGCGGATCACCTGCGCCAACTGCGGCAAACACTACCGCCGCAAGACCACCGCCACAGGGCCGGTCTGGATCTGCTCCACCTACAATTCCTACGGCAAAGCCCACTGCCCTTCCAAGGCAATCCCGGAGGAGAAGTTGATGCAGGCTGCCGCTCAGGTGGGGCGCATGGGCAAAATAACGGCGATCACAGCCCACAACAACAATCTTCTGGAGTTCACCCTCAAGGATGGAACCAACGCCGTGAAGCGGTGGCAGGACCGCTCCCGCGCCGAGAGTTGGACACCGGAAATGCGCATCGCCGCCGGAGAGAAAACACGGGAAAGGAGTCAGCGCCATGCCGAAAGCTAAAAACGTCACCGTCATCCCCGCCACACTGAATATCCATACCAAAACACCCACCGCAGAGCGGGTTCGCCGCCGGGTAGCCGCCTATGCCCGAGTTTCCACGGACAGCGAGGAACAGCTTACCTCCTACGAAGCACAGGTGGACTATTACACAAAATTCATTCAAGAGAATCCGGACTGGGATTTTGTTGAGGTCTACACGGACGAGGGCATCAGTGCCGTCAACACCAAGCACCGGGACGGCTTCAATCGTATGATCCGGGATGCCCTTGCCGGGAAGATCGACCTTATCGTCACCAAGTCCGTCAGCCGCTTTGCCCGTAACACCGTGGACAGCCTGACCACCATCCGCAGACTGAAAGAAGCCGGCTGCGAATGCTTCTTCCAGAAAGAAAATATCATGACCTTCGACTCCAAAGGGGAACTGCTCATCACCATCATGTCGAGCCTTGCGCAGGAAGAGAGCCGCAGTATCTCCGAAAATGTCACATGGGGACAGCGGAAGCGGTTCTCCGACGGCAAGGTCAGCATTCCCTACGGACAGTTCCTCGGTTACCGCAAAGGTGCCGACGGACTGCCGGAGATCGTGCCGGAGGAAGCGGAGGTCGTCCGGCGCATCTACCGGGAGTTGCTCCAAGGGAAATCCACCAACGCCATTGCCGCCATGCTGACGGAGGAGGGGATTTCCACTCCTGGCAAGAAAACCGTGTGGCAGCGGGCCACCGTGGAGAGCATTCTCCGGAACGTGAAGTACAAAGGCTCTGCGCTACTGCAAAAATCCTTCACGGTAGATTTTCTCACCAAGAAAACCAAGATCAATGAGGGAGAGGTTCCCCAGTATTATGTGGAAGACAGCCACCCGGCCATCATCGAACCGTGGGAGTGGGAGAAGGTGCAATCGGAGCTGGAACGGCGCAAAAACAGCCGCACCCGGCACCGCCAGACCAGTCCCTTTTCCGGGAAGATCTTCTGTGCCGACTGCGGCGAAATTTTCGGGTCAAAAACCTGGCACTCCACAGACCGCTATCGGCGAATCGTCTGGCAGTGCAACGGGAAATTCAAAAGGGAGCACAAATGCGAAACGCCCCATCTGACCGAGGAACGCCTGAAGGAACTGTTTCTTGCCGCCCTTGGAGAGTACTTATCCGACCGGAACGCCGCCATCGACCAACTCCGCTGCGCTCAGCGGACGCTCACGGACACGGATTTCATTGACGCAGACATTCAGGCATTGGAGGAGGAGCTGACCGGCGTCACTGGGATGCTGCGGCTGTGCATCGAGGAAAACGCCGCCAACACCACGACGGAAGAAACCTACCGTACCACCCACGCCGATCTGTGCCGCCGCTTTGAGGAAACCGAAGCCAAGCTGGCAGCACTGCACAAGCAGCGGGACAGAATGAAAGCCGATGCCATTGCCATCGGCGGTATGATGTTCGATTTGGGAGAACTGACCGCCCTGCCGCTGACCTTCGACGAAAAGCTCTGGAACGGCACCGTTGACCATGTCACCGTCCACGCCAATGAGCGGGTGGTGTTTCGGTTCAAGGATGGGAAGGAAATCGTAACGAGGCTTTGACAAGTTGCAAAATACGAACCGGGACAGCAAAGATGATTTTGCTGTCCCGGTTCTGTCATTTTTATTTGTCCATTTTACCCCAAGGATGCAGACGGAATGACTATCATTGGCACACTCGTCGACAACCTGCAGGTTATTGGTAAATCAAGCGCCTATTGGTTTTCGTGATTAAGTTTCATATCAATATACTCATTGTTGTTGCGTGGCATTTTATCATCTTCAAACTCGCCAATGTAAGTTACATCGTGGTACTTCTGCCCATCGTACTCATATCCCGTATAGGGATAGCCATCCTTTGTCGTGCCCTGATATGGTTGGAATTGAGCCTTGGCCTCATCTTTCGTATAGTGAGAAGAGTCAAACCAGACTCCTTCCTGCTCCTTGCTCCATCCCATCTTCGTGGCTCTAAACACATGTCTCATGGAAAATTCTCCTTACTTATTCTGATAATTACGGTAGTCCTCGTGGGACTCGTAAATGTTATCTGCGGAAATACTGTTCTTGTGACCGCACTCTGTGCAACGCCAAATATAATGGTGATCATCAAATCCACTCTGAATATTTAGATTTGCTCCGCAACGATCACACCACCAAGCAACATCAGGAAACCTCTCAGCCATAATAAGGTACTCCTTCCCAATCTTCTTAAAAAATGAGTTGTCCGTCTTGCCTACTACGCCTCTTTTCGATAACTCTCCAGCTTAATGACTCGTGGTGAGTCTCCTTCCAAATCACTGGAGAACTGATCCTCGGCAGAAGCCCGAGGAGTTTGTTCACCACTTTTCCTTCTTTTACATCTTTCACGCCACTCATCCCATTTTCCCACAACACAGGGGTAAATCTTTTCGTGTGTAAATCGTTTGATTTCTGGAAGAGCAACTTGGATAACAAAGAAACTTGCAGCGGCTATAATTAGCTGAGTTCCAGCGTTTTGCAGCTGCTCTCTTCTCTCATCAATTGGTTCGTAGGACGGTTGATCTGGATAGAAACTGCCATTCGGCGAGCGGAGACCGTTGTTATCTACGGCTTCACCACTTATAAGCGCATCATAGGATCTGTCAGAAAAATTCGCATACATTTTCGGCATAAACATTTTCCTCCATTCATAACACTACCTGCTTTTACTTCCGGTTTCAGTGCAAACTGCCGCACACAGAACCAACTCCGCAGAAATTCCGAGTTCCTCAGCAATCTCCGGATGTTTCAAAATTGCTTCTGCTATCCGTATCGCCAGAATCCGTTCACGCACACTCATTTTCATCTCCTCCTTCTGTCGTGCTCTGCGATTACATCTATATAATACAGATTCCGTACCAAGAAAAACATGACGGGTCCTGCAAAATAAGCATCCTATATTATGCAAATAGCGAAAAATAGCAGCGCTCCTCAAATCAGAAGCGCTGATATGTCTTATTTGCTCGTCAGGTCACTATACCGTTTCATATCGATTTTGCCGTCTGCTATCATTTGCTCCGCCCAAAGCTGGAGCGTTTCCACCGCAACAGACATTTTTTCCAACTCTCTTTGTATCCGTATGAAATCCGGCAACTCGTCATTGTCGATCATCCCATCGGCAGAAATGTCAATCAGACGATCCTTTTCCCGCTGCATGGAGTTGAGCGATGATAGCATTCCGAGAACAATCCGAGACAGATCATTGATTTTTATCTCTGGAACATACTGCCTGCCAATGGGGCACTGTTGTGAGCAGAAATAGTTACACAAAGCCGTTTTTTTATAGCCTTTTGCCATCTCCAGCACTTCTTCCGGGTGCGGCAAATATGAATCACCCTCAATGCGAACCAGTCTTTCCGGAGAAATGGTTTCCATCAGCTCACTGGCTGCCTCACGGGAAAGTACAAGTTCTTCTCTGGTAGTCTGATATATGTTTTTATTTTCTTTCGTTGAGATACGAGACATGGCAATTCCTCCAGAATGACATTATTAAAATTATACTGCACTCGATGCAAAAAATCCAGTATTTATATAAGAAGCAGGACCAAATCAGTAAGAATGATACCGGCTCGGTTCTGTCCTTTTTGTCCCTTTTGTCCCGTGGAAATCAGTGAAAAACCGTCCGCAGCCAGGGATGCACCCGGCCATGGA